AGAAAACAGATTAAATGCACATGTCAAGAACTTAATGGGTGATACACCAATAAATCTGAACTCTCCTGAGCAAATTAGTCAGGTTATATACTCCAGAATACTACACAACAAGCGAGAATGGGCAGTTGCTTTTGATTCTGTGGATAACAAAGAGGATTTTAAAGCTGCTGTCAAGAAAAATAGTTCTATGATGGTGAAAACTAAGGCAAGTATATGTAAAACGTGCAATGGTGAGGGTAAAATACGCAAGATAAAGAAGGATGGTACACCATTTGCCAAGCCAAGTCGCTGTGTTGACTGCGATACGAGAGGATACAGACTGACTAAACTAAAAGAGATGGCAGGTTTAGGCTTCTTCCCTCCGTCAAAAGACTGGGTAAGTGCCAATGGATTCTCCACAAGCAAGGGAAACCTTGAGAATCTAATAAACATAGCCAAGTCAAAAGGTATGAAGGATGCAGAATCATTCTTGACAGATCTAAAAAGACAGAGTGCTGTGTCCAGTTATCTATCTGCGTTTGTGGAGGGCATATCGACACATACAAAACAGGATAACTTACTACACGTAAAGCTGCTGCAGCACAGGACAGCTACTGGTAGGTTTAGTGGAGCAGATCCTAATATGCAGAATATGCCTAGAGGTGGTACGTTCCCTGTTAAGAAAGTGTTTGTATCTCGTTGGAACAATGAGCAGTTTGGTATGAAGGGTAAGATACTAGAAGCAGACTTTGCACAGCTAGAGTTTAGAGTGGCTGCACTATTGTCTCAAGATCCTGTCGCTATGAAGGAGGTGTCGACTGGTTTTGATGTTCACTCCTACACGGCAAAAATTATCTCTGAGGCAGGTCAACCTACGTCTAGGCAAGAAGCTAAGGCACACACCTTTGCCCCTCTCTACGGAGCTACAGGGTATGGTAGAACGAAAGCTGAGGCTGAGTATTATACACACTTCATGGACAAGTACAAAGGCATAGCCAAGTGGCACAAGAAGTTAGGTGACGAGGCTATAAATTTAAGAAGAGTGAAGATCCCATCAGGCAGACAGTACGCTTTTCCTGATGTGGAAAGACGAGCTAGTGGTGCTCCAACACACTTTACCATGATAAAGAACTATCCAGTGCAAGGATTTGCTACAGGTGATATAGTTCCTATCGTGCTGTTGGAGATAGAAAAGCTGCTAGAGATAGACGGATTAAAGAGTATGTTAGTAAACAGCGTACATGACTCTGTAGTATTAGATGTACATTCTGCAGAGGTAGAGAAGGTGTTGGGCATAATTAACCAAGTTAATAAAAACCTGAAAGCTATAATAGAGGATTACTACGATATAGATGTGAA